TACGGTAGATGTTATAACATCTACCAAAACTTTTCCAATAACAATAAAAAGTTTTAAACCAATTGATCCAACTATTAGTGAGGATACACAAATAGTAGAATTATTTTATGATAAAGATTACTTTAATACTATATCTGAAAATAACAAAATATTTTATCAAAATGAATTTGTTGCAAATGTATTATACACAACTACTAAAATAAATGTATTCGCCGGTGGAGTAGGGTTTAAACCTGGCCAAGTATATCCTGTAAGTTCAGGTAATGGTATAGGATCTATTGTAAAAATTAAATCTGTTGATAGTGTTGGAGCAGTTAAAACAGCAGAATTTATATCCTTTGGTGTTGGTTATGAAAGTAATTTTTATGCTTATATAACTTCAGATCAAGCAAAAAAGATAACATTTACTCAATTACCATTTGTTATAGGTTCTTCAGGTTCTGGACCAGTAGCGTGGAATGCTACATTTAGAGATAATACTGAAGAATTTATAGATTATGGTGTTATTACAAGACCAAACTATAACTTAGATATAGCAACACCTGCTTTAGGCGCGTTATATGTTGGAGATGTTGTACAAACATTTAATAATTCAACAACATATTCAACTAGTACAATTGATTCTACAGATATTTCAGTTCTTTATATTACTATAGGAGCAGAAGCAAAATACACAGGATATTTTAAAACTAATGACGGATTTATTAGTGATAGCATTTATATTCAAGATAGTAAATATTTTCAAAAGTTTGCATATGTTCTTAAAATAGATGAACAACTAAGTAAATATGAATCATTTGTTAAAACATTAGTTCATCCTACAGGTACCTCTCTATTTGGAGAGTATTCTATTACTAATGAATTTAATTTAACAGAATCTTTACAATCAATGATAAAGTTCTCAAATCTTGTATTAGATGACAAGATTACAATGAGTGATAGTCATTGGTTACATTTTAGCAAATATTTAACTGGAGAAAGTGGCGCTAATGCTCCTTTTTCTACTGCTATTAATAATGATTGGGTTACCCGACCTGATGGTACTAATGGTGTAAAATTTAATATTGCTCTAGTTGGCAGACAGGCTACTACATCTATAGAATCGGTTGGTGTTTGGTTTAAAATTGCTCAAACCGGTAAACAATTAACTTCAAATATTGGATCATTAGATAAGAAATTTGATATTGAGACTCCAAGTATATTATTGTCTGGTGAGGTAGGTCAACTTGAAAAGAAATTTGATATTGCTAATACAGGTAGTTCTATAACATTAAGTAAAAATACAGTTTCGCCACATCAAGCAATTAATATTAATGTAACAGGATTTTCATCAATAGCATCTAATGTTAATACGTTCTCAAGAAGTATGATAAAGGGATTAACTGGTAATAGTTCATCTTTATCAACTGGGATAGTTGTTGGCGGTCAAGCACAGGGTATAATTGGAATTTCATTAGTTACTGCATTTGGTAATGAAAGTACTTCTATGACAGAAGTTAAATCTCTTACAGGTTTAAGTACATCAACTAGTATTGGTTCTTTTGCACCTAGTATTATTATGACAGAGCAATTAGTTACTAATTCTGCTTTAACTAGTATAGGATCTGTGTCTAAATATGTTACTATATCAGTAAGTGGATTAGGATTGACATCTGGATTTGGCACATATAGTGATGTAATAAATACTACATTAACAGATATTGCTACACCAAGTGATAGTGGTTATGTTGCATATAATGCTTATATATTCGGTCCTGATGTATATTTCAGTGATTCTACAGAATATTTCGAAGGCAAAACAAGTTTTTAATAAATTTTAGGAGTTATATAAATGATTAGTGATATAATATCAGTTAAGGGTGATCTTGAAATCACTCTATCCGATGATAAAGGAAATATCAAACAACATATGGAAGTACCCAATTTAATTGTTACAGTTGGTAAAAACCATATTGCAGCAAGAATACAAGGTACATCTCAAGGTGTAATGTCGTATATGGCAATTGGTACAGTTGCAACTACTCCTACAGTTGGTGATTTAGCACTAAATACAGAAATTGCAAGAGTAGCATTAGCAACGTATACAAATACCAATAATACCGTTCAAGCAACCGCAACTTTTGGAGCAGGTGTAGGTATAGGTACTTTAAGAGAAGCAGGTTTGCTAAATGCAAGTACAAATGGTACAATGTTGGCTCATACAACATTTCCCGCAATAACAAAAGCAAGTAATGATACACTTTCCATTAATTGGACAATTACAATTGCTTAATAATAAAAATTACTCAGAAAGAGAAAAATAATGGCAGACACAGCATTAATAAAATCGAGTTTACACAATTCAGTATCAGATAGTGTATACAATGATGTTATAACAAAAGGTTCAAATTATTATTACTTTTTGGGTAAAACTTTATCTTGGGGAGATGAAAATAATCCTCCTTTACCGATAGATTCTGCATCATATGAACATGATACACGAAATGAAATAATTTCGTTAAAAGCAATTAGTCCTAATGATGTTGCATATGTAATACCTAGAATTGATTGGATATCTGGTACAATTTATGATCAATATGATGATTGTTATTCTACTGAAGTACAAGGAATTGATTTAATATCAGGTGGTAGTGGATATGTTGTAGCTCCAACAGTTATAATAACTGGAGTAGGTCAAGGAGCAACAGCATCAGCAGTTGTAGTTGATGGAGTAATTACAAGTATTGCATTGACAAATAAAGGATATGGATATACAGAAACTCCTGTTGTATCTTTTGATGGAGTTGGTAGTGGAGCTTCTGCTAGTGCAGTTGTTATTATAGGTCAAGAGGGTATACAAAGATTAGAAGATACTAGTTATTATGTGTTAGCAGATAACTTTAATGTATACATGTGCATAGATAATAATAATGGAGCACAATCAACCTCAACTCCATATGGTGCAAGTGCAGATACAATAACTACATCAGATGGTTATATTTGGAAATTCATATACAGTATACCAATTTCATTAAGAAATAAATTTCTTACTGGTTCCCATATGCCTATTCTTACGGCATTACAACAACAATTTTATTCAAAGGGTAATATACAGATAATTAAAATTGATGCTAGAGGTACAGGATATACAGGCGCTATTTTAAATGTTATAGGTGATGGATATTTAGAAGCAGATCCTATCTATGTATTAGGAGCAGTTATAACAGAAGTTGGTTCTGGTTATTCTGCACCAACCATATCTATTGAACCTCCATTTAGTAATTCAACTCCATGGGTATCTGGAGCAAATGTTATTTTAGATCAAATTATAGATTATAACAATAATTATTATACTATAGTTATACCTGGAACACTTACAACTACTGGACCTATTCATACTAGTGGTATAGTATCAAATGGAACTGCAGCTTTAGAATTTGCCGGAGCTCGTGCTACAGGAACTGTAGCAATAAATGGTGGAGGCCAATTAAGTTCTGTTACTTTAAATAAAAAACTTGCTACAATTGATGTAGCAAATGTAGGATCTGGATATACTATTACTCCTTCTGTTTCTATTTCAGGTTCTGGTGGAGGAACTGCCAGTGCAGTATTACAAAATGGTTCATTAATTAGTGTACTTGTTACAGGATCAGGATCATATACAAGCACACCTACAGTAACAATTGGTACTCAATGGACAACATCTACATTATATACAACTAATCAACAGATATTTTATGCAAATAGACTGTATACAGTAACAATTGGTGGAACTTCAGGATCCTCAGCACCTACTCATGAAAGTGGATCTGCTACAAATGGAACTGCAACTTTAACTTATGCTGGTATAACGGCAACAGCAGCACCGACTATGAAATGTGGAGCAGGATATTCTAAAGCGCCAGTTATTACTATTAGTGATCCTTCAGGTGTGAATGGTTTAATAACTGCAACAACTACAATATCAAGCGCAAGATTAGTACCTATAATAACAGGAGGTCAAATTACAGGGGTTCAAATCATAGATGGTGGTATAGGATATTCTGTTGCTACTATAGATATAAACGGTGATGGAACTGGGGCACAATTAACTCCTTCATTATCAATTGGTGATATTAATTCATTACAGGCAAATGTAGAGTTATTGACTGTTTCTGGTAAATTAATGAATATCCAAGTAGTTTCGGGTGGATATGGAT